CCGATCTCGATTTTTGAGCATCATTTATGGATTGATTAGGATCAACTGTGGGATTTTGGTTAGTGGTAGTTCCTGATGGGGTCGTTCCGGTCTTTACTGTCGTGTTAGCCCCTTTGACTGCTGGAGCTGGACTGTAGTTGATCGAGGAAGACGGGGCTGTCGATGATGGGGCTGTGGATGACGGAGCACCAACTAATTGGGTTGCTGGTGCGCCTCCTGGCATCAAATCAGAACCGCCTTGTGCGGTCAACGGAGTACCTCCTCCGGTAAATGGACTGATTACTTTAGAAATCCCTTTGGCGGCTAATTCTGTTAGTCCCCAATCTGGTGTTCCCCATGATCCTGTGTGAGCCATAATTGTTATTTATCTTAAATATTAAGCTTGCATTTATGCGCTGTCTTCAGGATGTTCTATCACCAGTATAAACTACTTTGGTTTTTTGGGACAGGCTTTCTGATGAAGTTGTAAGCCTGATTTGGTCGCGGCTTTGAATCCGCACCATTCACATTGGGATGCGATGTCCTCAACTAATGCGTTTTTCTCTTCAACCTCAGCGACTGCTTGGGCATTGATTTCGACTTCTCCGGTTTCTTTTTCCTTAGCTAGTTCCTCGCTGAAAAAGGTTACTCCGTAGCGTGGGTGGTTCTTTAGTGCCTTGATGATCTTTGGATCGTTGGTTTCGTAGATTTTGTTGGCAAACTGGACGGACATTCCGACAGGGAAGTCACCATTTAAGCCGGTCATAATTGTTCTACCATTCGTCACCTGGAACGTTTTCGGGTCTAGAACGAGGTTCAATGCTGAGTGTTTTTTGGATATGAAGATCATTTTTTCTTTATTGTACTTGTTAATAACTTAATACTAAATCTTTTTCTCTGGGGATTCAAGTTCTGTCTTCTTTGCTTCGTCAATCAATGCCTGTCTGATGGCTCTAGGATGGCTTCCTGGTGAGAAAATTGCGGCACCTCCGGATGAAACACCGAGTAGGCCGACTTTGACTTTCTTTTTACTAACGGTAGGTTTGTCTTGCTTACTCACCGCCTCAACCGGCTCTACGGCCGGTTGAGTGTTTTTCTTTGAGTTAGATTTACTCATCTACTTTAGGCTGAGTAACTGGTGGCTCCGTAGAGCATGGAACCCTTTTTCTCGTTTCTGAATTCAAGACCTACTTCGGAGATGTACTCGTCTTCTTCTCCATCGGCACTGTTGTCTTGGATGTTGGTCTTCAACTTGGTGTCGGAGTTAGCGAGGAAGCGGTATTTGAGCTGTTCAGGGTCAATCATGAAAGCTTCACCTGCTGTGGTCGTGGTTTCGGAGAAGTTGTTCATATTAACGATGTTGAGCATTCCAAATGCGGTTAGGTATTGGCTAACGGCGATTCCGTAGGTTTTGTCCTTTTGACTCGTGATCAACTTGGCACCTGCCCAGAAGTTGATGGCTGAGATGATGAGAGGAGCGGCGAACAACCATTTGGTCTTACCTCCGTAGCGGAATCCGCCTCGGACAAATTCTTCGAACTCAAGCTCGGTCAAAGTGCCACCGGCATCTTTGGAGTTTGTGGATGTCCAGTAGTCAACTCCACCAGTCAGTCTGCGTGGGTGAGTTCCTGTGGTGTCCTCTTTGGGTTCACCGAACCAGAATGTGCGTTCGATGTCTTTCTGGTGTTCGATTAACTGCATCATTCTCTGGTGCTTTTTGTCTCCTCCACCGTAGAACTCTGAGTTGTCAGCAGTTCTTGAAATACCGAATGGGGTACGGATGATTTGGCAATAGTTGGTCTTCGCAACTTGATCTCCACCTAGGATAGCGCGCTTGGTAGCGAACTCTTGGTTGGAGTTACCGATGATTAAGAGGGTGTCGGCTGAGGGGATGGCGGCGGAACTTGTGGTACCGTAGCCTTTACTGACATCGAGCAAGTCGGTTGCTACTGCGGTAACGAGCATCTGCTCACCGGATTCAACGACTTTGACGACATCACCAACGCGGAATCTGACACCTGTGCCACTACCGACTGAAATCTGGGTTACACCGGCGGTGTAGGTTGCGGCTGGGGAGGCGGTTCTAACTAGGGATTCTTCTTCCATCCATTTGAAGTCTGGATTGATGGCAACTTTCTTGCCCATTTTTTTGGTGAGTTGAGTCAATGGCGCGGAATCAGGTTCGAGAACACTGATTTTTTCGCTCATGTCAACGACACGGCGGACTGCTAAAACGTTTCCTGTGGATCGAATTGCTTGGATCATATCCTTTTTTGTATATGTCTTTTAATAACAGCTTGTGTGCCGTTTATATACAGGATATGCGATTTTTCTACTAGCTGATTAAATAGTAAGCCGTTCGAAACTGCTTGTCAAGTGGGGTCATTTGCCACTAAACTTGTTCGTGTGTTCTTCGTAGGCACCAATTATTCCTCCCAGGATGTCGTCATCTTCACTCGGTTTTGGTGCGCCTCCCATGTTGGCTCCACCATCTGGAGGGGTTGTTGCTCCGGCATTATTTTTGGCGGCGTTGTTGTCTGTGAATGATTTACCTACTTCATCGACTATCCCTTGATTGAATTTTAGGAAGTTCTTCATGGATTGACCAATGCCTTTGTATGTTCCCTCATCCTGTTCACCTTTAACATGATAGGCGAATGCTTTTCGGAATGATGGATCGCTCTTGAGTCTTGGCACTTTGGTTTCAAGGTCGTGTAGCTCTGTCAATTTGGCTTCTCTCTCTTGGATCATAGGTGTCATCCTAGCGACCAACTCCTGCTCTGAGGGCATCTGATTGGCTGGTAGGTTGGCTATAAGCACCTTAGCCATCTCTACAAACATTTGTTTGGCATCGGTTATTTTGTCCCATGGGACTTTTTCCATCATTGCATTAAGGTTTTCCTCCGATAATACTTCGTTTTGCTTTTCTTTTTTATCTACCTCTTCATTGATTCTTCGGGCTTCGTTTTGCTCTTGTCTTACTCTGGTGAATTCTGCTTGTCGTACTTCATATGCCTGTTCGAGCTTTTCTACACTGTCAAACTTGCTTGGGTCGCCTCCGAGTTGGACGAATGCGTTTTTGAGTTCTTGTTCGGTTGAATACTTTCCGGCCAATAGGACTGGTTCCGCCGGTTTGGCAGGTTCTGTCGGCTTTTCAGGCTGTTTGTTGGGGTCTTCTGGCTCGTTTGGATCGGGAGTAGTTGGGTCGGTAGGGGTTGCTGGCGTGTTATTGTCGGGGGCTGACTCGCCTCCATCGTCTTCTGCATCCTCTGGGATTTCGAAACTTGACTCGTCTACGTTTGTTAATCCGGTCGCTGGGTCGTAGGTTTCTGCTGGTGTACTTTTATTTGGTTCCATATTAGGTATCCTTTCTTTAGGGCTAATAACTTAAATAATGCTAACTCTTCTTTTCGTCATTGTCAAACCCTTTCGGTGTTTTGTTCCTGGCGACTCCGTCTAGGTAGATTACCCCATCCTTTACCTCGTACCTTGTGAGCATGTGGTTTTCGAGAATGCCTCCGTGGGACACCGGACAGGAAATACACTTGACCGATCCACTCCGGTAATCTTCAATGACGTAGTAGTGCGCGCCTTTGTTCAGTTTGTACCTCTTTACCTTGTGAGTGGTCACCTCTCCATTCCACAATCCTTTTTTCTTTCTTTCGGCGAGAACGTCCCACGCATTGGGCATCTCCGGCTTTGTGTCTTCGGGGATTTGATCCTGTGGTACGTCGTTATTTTTCGCTGTCCTTGTCTTTTCTGGCCTGAAGTTTGGCATTTTCCTGTTCTCCTTTCTGGATAGTTGTGTTGACGAATGCCATGAGCTTTTTGAATGCTCTCATCTCCGCCGACACAAATAGGAACTTAATAAACGTATTAAATATACTGAATAATCCTAGGGTGCTGACGTTTCGGACTTCTCCATGTAGGTACTCGCTTCCACCTTTGTCCATTGTCTCGATCCACTCCACAACCTTTCTCCACGCACGACTTTTGGTCATGTTTTTGAAGTCCTCTCCGGTTGAGATTATCTGGAGAATCTGATCCGGCGTTGGCTTATTGGATCGTATTAGTCGCTGGTAGAACTGGCGCGTTGGGTTGTTCATTTGGTACTGCTGTTGTTAATTCTGGTTGTACTGGCGTTACGCCTGGGACTTCGGGCATCAATGGATTTGCCGGTGCGACTGGTTGAGGTTGTTCGTGTTGGACGATCTCTTCTGTCTCCTGTACTCCGATACTGCCGAGTACCTTTTTGGCAATCAGGTCTTTGGACTTCATTGTCAGGTTTTCAAATGGAGCGGCGTTCTTGCTTACCAATCCTGTCACCGTGTCCCATTTCTGAATCTCTTTTGTGGTACTGGCGGCTTCGGTACTTCCGGACTCTACCATGAACATGACGTTGCCTTTGAGTCTGCGTAATTGCTCTGCATATACTGTCATCTTACCTTTGTCGGTCGGGACTGTCTGGTCAGCATCGTAGAATCTGATGTTGCGGTTGACGTACATGGTTCCCATCGCATTCAGTCCTAGGTTTTCGAATAGCTGAAGTTTGTATTGGAACCTGGCGTTGGCGGCTTGCTGGAGGGCATCTACACCTCCGGCTGTTGGGTTCATACCTGCATTGGCCTGCCCTGTGGCGTAGTCACTGGCTCCGGATGTGTTTTGGATTATCTGCTCCCATTCGTCATACTCGCGGTATGCGGACGATTTGACCGATCCCATGTCGATTGGTTGGATCGCATCTTTTTCGGTTGTCTTCACGACTACTCCTGGCTCTGGGATAAAATCTTCGCCGTCCACTAGGGCTTTGGTGTTGACTTGGTACATTCTCAATAGGTCATGGAATACTGCATCGTTCCTCATGTTGAACTGGTCTGACATGCCGTCCTCGAGGCGTTTGATTGGGTCTGGCTCGCCCCAGGCATACAGTTCGTGTGGTACTGGGATGTCTTTCATCAGGAACAGTCCTAGTCTGCCGTCACCGTTGGGGTTGGCTCCTGATCGGATAGTGAGTTTCTCGTTGATGACGATCGACATTCTGTCTCTTTCGGGAATGTACCAGACCTTGAATTGACCATCGCTCTTGGATTTTTCTTTATAGGTATTGTCTTCCGATCCGAATATACCGGCGAGTTCGTTGTCGTAGTTGGTAGCATCACTTCCGCCACCTGTCCAGTATTCTTTCTCGTGTGCCATCGATTTAAGCTCATCAATGTTTTGGAAGTCTTTGGGACTCTGATTGACGATGTCCATTACCTCGTCCATCGTCATGCTGTCTTCTATGATGGCTCTACTCATGTCGCCGACTCTCTTCTTTTTGGCATCTGGGAACACGTGGAAGATTGATTTGTGTTGGAATACTGGGCAGTCGATTACTTTCTTCTTGGTCTTGACGAGCATCCAGCGAGGGGTCAGCCCCATCTCTCGGATGATTGGCTCATTGTCCGGAGCCGGTGCGAGTCCCATTTCAGGGCTGTATGGGAGCCACTCTTCAACCTCCGCCCATTTTTGATACCACGGTACCATTCCCCAGGCATTGCCGGTGATGAACTCTTCTTTTAAGGCTGTCGACATTCGTAAGAAAATTGGGTCATCGATCAAGTGAGGATGGTTCATCTGGTACTTGATCAGCTCTTTGATGGCCAACTCATCCCTCTCGTCATTTTGGGCATCAGTCTTGATGCTGAATCCTGGCATCCTACTGAACATTCTCGGCAGGATTGTCTCTACCACTTGGTAGGAAATCGGAAGCATGATCTGGCTGTAAAATGGGTATGCGGACTCATCCGCTTCCACGGCCTCATCGATTATTCTCAAAAAATAGTGCTTGTAGTTGTCTAGGAAGCGATCGAAGTATGGCGCACAGTAGGTGGCCGATGCTTGGTAGAACCTTTTAGCGTCTTGTGCTATATCATCGTTGAATTTTGATTCGTCAGTCATAGTCTTTATTTCATTATAACGCTTACTATTTATTCCGTCTTCCGGCACTTCTGAATTTCTTAAATTTGCTGGCTTTGTTCACCGGACGTTTGCTCTTGCTGACCGCACTTGATGCGATGGGATTCAACTTCAGTATATAATATGCGCCGCAAGTTGCAATGACTCGGTCGTCATAACTTCCCTTTGAAGCCCCCATCGTGCCGTCTGGATGCCTCACAAACACGAGGAATTCGTCTAGGGTGTCTCCATCCGGTAGGTCAATCTCTTCATTGCGGAGCAACTCTTGCATGTGGCCGATGATCAGTGATTTGGTTTTCTGGGTAGTGTACCATCCGTATTCGTCTGTTACCTCCTTTGTTTTCTTGTCCATCCTCTGGCGCATGTAAAGGTTGGGGTATCCGAGGTCTACCAGTTTGTCGATTGTGCTTTGTCCCATGTTATTTACCTCGACTGCAATCAATGCTTTGTTGAAAAAATATCCGATTTTATTTAGTTCGCTTGCAAATTGGTGGGCTTTCAGGACTCCGTTGAATACCGCCGCCGTCTTCCATGTCCTCTGGTTTACTACACAAGCCGAGCATCGGTCGTTGAACTGGGCTGTGTCGCCGAATATGATGTAGCGATCTTCCGGTGTTGGTGTCTCGAAAATCTTTAGGTTGCCGTGTTTGTCCTCATCCAGTTTCTCGTTTGGAACCACTCCGAGTATCTTGCCTCTGAATAGTGGCTTGCGAGCCTTGTCTTTGTAGTTTTGAATCTTCGTGACTGGGAATACCGGATCTCCTGAAAACAGGAACGCTTCGGCTGGATCGGATGGGAACTCTTGCTTAAACATTTCTTCTGGGCTTCTGCCCTTTTCGCTCGTTAGCGTGCTGATTTGTAATCTCCTCCATGCGAGTTTGGTCATGGTCACCTCTGGGTGTTGGGCGACCAAGTGTTGCTCCTCTTCATCCATTGTACCCTCTTCGATTGGTTGTCCTGGCAGGTCGTATTCGGGGTTCTCAAACCATGCTATAAAGTGTGGCTTGAATGCACTCTGCCCTGGGGTCTGTTCACGAACCCACTCCTGATGGTGATGGTTTCCTTGACCGTTGGCTGTGGTTTCTTTGACGATCCATGTGTGTGGATCATTTAGAGGTACCGCGCGGATGATACCGGTTTCTATTGATCCATCATCTCTCCAGCGACTTGTTTCGGACAGGTGAGCGTAGTGGATTGTGTCACCTCGACCGAATGCTATTGCTCCGGCAGTCCCGATGTAAAACTTTGATCCGCCGGTTTCCGTCCCCCCTGACCAGTAAAGATTTGAGATGCTTTTGCTGTTCTCTTCTCCTGGGATGTAGTATCGCTGTAGCCAAGGCGGTAAATGAGCTAGGAAAAACTTCACCTTTTCGAACAACCGGCCAGTGGCTTCGGCTTCATGACTGATTGAAACGCTCCAACAATGCGGCACGAGCAGAAATTTGACCGTGAGGATCGCTAGGATTTCGGTTGATAGTCCGAGCTGACTGGCTTTGAGGATGTCGTCACGTGAGCTTCGCTCGTCATAGAACATGTTTTGCACCTCATTGAAAACGAATGGGACGATGTCTTTTTCTTTGTTTATGACCCAGAATCCCGACTCAATTATGAACCGTGGGTCTTCGTGGGCGCATACCATCAGGTCGGCTTCTGATGTCAGCTCTGAGAATCTCATATGCTTTCCAAGGCTTCATCAATGAACTCTTTTTGCCTTGCTTGTTCAACGTGGTAGTCCTCGGAGTCGGTTCCCATCGCTTTTACTCTGTCCATGCCCATGTGGACACCACTCATCACTTCTTCCGGCGACATATCCTTGGCTCTCTCTTCTGGTGTTGCTATTTTTGGTCTAGCCCACTTCTGGCAGTACCACTCGGTTTCTTTTGTCTCGGGGTTGGTCATTGTCCTGGCATACGGGGTCGATTCGTGTATCTTTTGGCATCCGGCGCACCACATATATTTCCGGCAATAGAATTTTTCGTTATGTTTAATCCACCCCCACTCACGGTGTTGGCGTTTACATTTGGCACAGTAGTGTTTCTCTCCATCGTATGACATGGAGCGAGAGACCAGAATCGAACTGGTGACCTAGTGTTTGGAAAACACTCGCTCTAACCGACTGAGCTACTCTCGCAGACAGCCCACTCTAGGTAGTGTCAGTCCATAGATTGCGCTGTCGCAATGGGGGAGGTGGGGATCGAACCCACGCTTGGTGCGCACGACTGCTCGATAGCGCACTGCTTTTACCTCTTAGCTACTCTCCCAATAACGCCGATTTTACTTTCGGGTTGCAGGTTGCTCTTTCGGGCTTTTCAGCCACCTCAGGCCTTTCACCTGTCGTGTGTACGGCATTCCTGCGAGCCTCGGCTTGTGTGGAGGGCAAAGGATTCGAACCTCTCAGGTATACGCTCCTGCACCATGTCCCCCCAAGTTCCAAGATCAAGGAGTCGCACCTTGTTTACGGCTTATGAGTTCCGTTGGATACTGACCTACCATCTTGGTTGTCTTTTAAGATTATCAAAGTTGTCACGGCTCTACCTAGCCACATTTCGGCTTCTTCTACTTTCATCAAAGCTATGGATATTTCTCTGGCTCCGTTTCCTTTTTGGGTGATGTCTCTCATTCTCTCCAACTGTTGTCTTGCCTGTACCAATGCAAGTGTCAAATCAGTCATCGCAAGTGCGGCGTTCTCGTTGATATTTTCTACCTTTTTTTTCGGCATATTCTTATTTAATTATCACTCATTATTTAATTATTGCAACCCTCTTTCCTTGCGTGATTGAGCGACTGCGGTCTGTAAATCAGCCATATTGAAGTTGTTTTGGATGGCTACTCCCACCTTGGGTTGAGGTTGTAGGTGTCCCATCTGGATCATGAAGCTTTCCCAGTCTTGGTAGTTTCCTTTCAGCACTTTGGCCAGTCCTATTTTCATCAGGTCTGCAAGTCCATATCCCTCATTGTCGAGGATGTACTCTTTCATGCCCTTGAGCTTCTTGTAGTTCAGGTATCCGATCTGGGCGGCTGTAGCATATTTTTTGGCACCATAGGTCGCTAGGGCGCATTTGGTGGCGTTTCCGTACAAAGTATTCACCTGACCATCGATTGTTTTAAGCATGAAAAGTTTTGTCCATTTTACAAACTGGACGCTCTCTCGACGTTTTTGTTTCTCGATTTCTACGTTTTGGGGTTTTACTTCAGCGATTTGTGCATCTTCGACCATAGGTGTTCCATTTCGGAGCTATAGTTATTAACTTCCAATCAGTTTACCTCAAGAGGACGGCGATCTGGGAATCTGCGCCAGGGATGGCGGAGTATGTCACCTTGATGGTATCAGTTGGCGCGATTATGAAACCTATGGCAGTAGGTGTGGAGGTTGATTCTGCCTGGTCGTTTACGAGGATGATCTGTCTGCCGTCTTCGTCAAGCAATTCGATGTCTGCTGTGAGTGCGGCTCCGGCGACTGCTGGGGTGATCGTGATCATCTTTGTACAAATTCCACCGTTGTCGGTTACCGGTAAGGTCAATGTGAGGACTCCGGCACCTCCGGTCATGGTTGCGGATGCCCAAGAGGCTACGGTTGAGGTTTCTGTGGTAACGATGTCGTTTCCTGCTAGGTTGGCTACTTTGGCTTCGATGGTCTGGGCGGTGTCCGTGTTGGTCGTGGCGGTCACGTCTGGGTGGGCTGTAGTACCTGTGCCGTATACGGTTCCCTCTCCTGCTCCGGCGTTAATGGCTACCTTGAGGTTGTCTAGGGCGGTTGCGAGTGAGACTCCGATCAAAACTTCAAACGCAGCTCCGGTGAGTGTGGTCTTGAATGTATAAACCGTTTCTCCTATCGTGACCGTTTCGTTATTGAGAACGATAGCGGTTGCCGTTAGGACTGCTGTAGCTTTGACTGCGCCTGGGAAATTGAATTCGAGTGTCTGCGGTACAATGTAAGATCGATTTAATTCCATATGAGAATATCATACAACTGTTTTTGAGTGGTCGTCAAATGCCGATTTGTTTTTGGAGGAGTTTGAGCGTGACTCGTTTTCGCTTGATCGATCCGAGTCTCACGTACTTTTCTGCTGTACTGTGTCCGTCCCAATGGTTTGCGAGTCTGGGGAGGTGATTGAACATAATGAGTTCCGTATCGTTGAGATCGGAAGAGCACACG